ATCAATGACATTGGTTTCGCTAACTACATAAAGTATTCAATGAAGAACATTCCTCAAGTTCTAAAAACATACAAAGAGATTAGAGATAACTCTGTTTACATGCAAGACAGAAAGAATCAAAGCATCTTTAGAGTAATTGAATCTTATAGCGATGAAGCAATGAAGCAGTTTATTCCAAGTCCTGCAAAACAATTTTATGTTAACTTCATGATGTACACCACTAAGTTCGGTGACCGAGCTGCAATTATGCTAGGGGGTATGCCAAACTATCTTTACTACAAAGACCAAGCATTGAAGGATGGTAAAACGGAACAACAAGCTACAGATATAGCAATAAGAAAGTTTGAAAGAGACACTAAAAGAAATCAGCAGTCTCAAGACTTACAAGATAAAGATATATTCCAAACATCTAATCCTGTGGTCAGAGGTTTAAATATGTTCTTGACTACACCTAAACAATATTTAAGAAAAGAAATTCAAGGTACTCGTAATTTATTTAGAAAGATAAGAGCCATGGATGCCAAGGCAGGTAAGGGTACACTTACAGAGAACATAAGAACTATGTTGATGTACCATGTGTTTGCTCCCACTTTATTCCAATATGTATCTATGGGGTTACCGGGATTACTCAGACCATTTAGAGATGATGACGATGATGATTTGTTACGAGCTGCAATTTTGGGTAACATAAATGCTCTGTTTATTGTAGGGGATATAGTAAATGCGATAGCAGATTTTGTACAAGACAAAGCCTATGCAGGTAAGAGTTTTAAATCTATTGCGCCTTTCATGATGGCAGGTAGACTTGGAGATTTGTGGAGTAGATACGATAAAATTGACCCTGTTAAAAATGCTGAAAAGAAACAAGAAGCTTTAGAAAACTTCCTTGCTGAATTGGCTTCAGTACCCGGT